TGTCAGGCTTCAAAAAACGAACCATTAGCAATACCTTTGCCGGGTCGTCCAAATCTTCATAATTAACAATGTAAGCAGACTTATTATTTAGTGCGCTGCTGTATCTGCTTGAGTAGTTATCAACAAAGACGCTGAAGTCGTCGTCACTCATGCCGTTCACACTAAAATTATCTTTTAATGATGCTCTTACGTCTGCAATATCCCTCTTAATAACCACAAGAGGACCATTATAATTAATTGTATTTAGCGGGTTTGTGTCAACGCTACCTGTATACTTTTTGCCTGAACATTTAAGCTCTTTATTATCAAAGCTTGAAAGTAGCTCATGCCCGCAATAACTCTCATCATCTGATAGCAGAAAAGAAAGCCACAATGTCCGACTTCTTGGCATAGCTAGAACATAAAAAAAGCTGCTCATACCAAAATCCACCCTTGCGATTTATCGCCGCCAATATCGTTACTTCTCTTTATATACAAAATAGCTCTTGTTATCCCTGCATCGTCCATATAAGACGCACCCTGAGTAGCCTCTACAACAGTTTCAGGGCTGCCAGTCCCTATAATTAGGGCTTGGTTTGTTATTGTCTGCGTCCATGAGCGCATCTGTACCGACTGCGTAGCGTCTGCCTCAACTATCGGTCTATCAGTAGGTGGCTGTATGACTCTAGTTACCACGTTGGCCGCCCCTCATATTAGCTTCGAGCTTTATCATTGTCGGGTCTACTGCATCAGACATAGTAAACTCAAAGATTGCATAGCGTGGAAACCTGCCCAGCCGATACCAGATTGATCGCTTAAAATATTCACCGATTGCGCCAAATGTACGAGTTAATGAGTTATTAAATATGTGCGCGTCTTTAGATGTTCTTAGCCTAATGGACGGGTTTTTTACGTTTAAATCACCTGAGCCTGAATTCATTGTTACTTCAAGCTGAGTGATAGCGATTGCATGGCCTAAGTCAGCGATAGGCTGAAAGCTAGCAACTCTAATAATGGGCTGGCCATATTCTGTATAAGTATCAACTTCAACGCTTCCTATAGTGCCGCCTTGACTGTCCCCACATATAACACGGTTGTAAGCAGTGCCAATTGAATTGACGCGCCAACGGACATTCTCAGTTAAGCCTTTGGTGTTGATAATTTGAGACTTGCGTTCATTCCACTTAGCCGTTACAACATTAAATTCAAAGGTTCTAGTTGGGAATGAGAAGCCCACAAAGTAAGCGCCCTTTTGAGCGTATGAGTAAACAAAAGCATTCTCTATTTGCTCTTGTGTGAAACGCTGTAATGCTGAGTCGATAGCAGTTGTCGATACTTTTTGAGCAGAATTACCCACCATAGACCAGATAGCAGGGCTTTCATTAGTGCCGCCACCTATCCACATAAAACTTTCGGCTGTGCTTATCATGCTGAACTTAGCAAAACAACCTTTGTTCAGGTAAAACCCTGTGCGCTGGAAATTGCCGCCAACGTTTTGAAATTCTTCTATTGTTTCACTACCTGCAATGTATAGCTTATTCCTATAGACATGAGGGGCAACAATAATATCCGGGTCGCTCTCAGCGCTAAACACTGCCAACGCATCCCAAGACAGACCGTTATTTGCATCTGAGCGTATAAACTTTTTACTGTCAGTTGTAACAATAAAAAATGAGTCGATAAAAACAACTAATTGAGGTACGCCGTTAGCCGTAAAGCTTGGGTCTGTAATCTGCACAAATGGCGTCCCGCTTGTCTCGTCAATAATGTAAGCATTGCCGCCGGGTATCAGTACCATTAACTGAGTACCATTGTCTGCCGTTGAAACTCTCGTATCGCCTGCAATTGTACCGAGTGATACAGTACTGAATGTTTCCACTCCTTCCGCATCAACTACACTATCAAGCCTAACCAAGTCCTCGCCATTCAACAGATAGGGCTTACCAGCTTTAACGTGCAAGCCCCGGTTAACCTGATTGATGTCGCCAGTTGTCGCTAGTTGTGACATGCCAGCGCAACCAAATAGATTGCCAGCACTTAACGCACCCTCTGTTTGTGGCAGATTAACATACCAGTTCGAGCACTGCTGAGCGCTCAAAGGCAACGAGTCAGAAACATAAAACCCGTTTGATATTGGGATGTTAACGCGTGGCATCTATCGAGCCTCTACTATATAGTAGCTGTCCGCTTCTGCTGTGACATCGTTTGTCGCTGCGACATTTGCAACCTGCAACTTTATATAGTCATTTTGGTCTAATGTTGTGTTGATATTGATATTAAAAAAGGCAACGTCTCGGCCTCCTTGAAAGCTGTTAACTTCTCTAGTTTGGTCGAGAACAGTAACAAATGAAGATGCCGAATCATCCCACCTTGTAACCCTCAAGGCTATATCGTCACCGGGCGTACCGTCAATTAAAAAATCGGCTATTACTTTGAACTCTCTTGGCGTATTACCTAAATGCCTTAACTGTCCATCTGCGGGGTTGTCAAAGTGCTGCAAGTCAGCAGACGTCCATAACGTAGCAGCAATATCTACAAAGACATTGGGCGTTGTTATTGTTGTCAGTAACTCTGTGGTGACTCCAATAGAGCCGCCTTCAAAAGTGTTAGACATTCCATTGTTATTAGACCACGCGCTAACCAAATCGGACTGTGTTATGTTGGGTGTGATGTTCGCATCTTCTGAGTCAAAAACACCGTCGCGAGTAATGATAACGCCTTCCATTTGTAGCGTAGACGGATTAACAAAGTTAGCTGGCGCAAAGTCAAAAAATGACGCGCTTGCTGGTAAGTCTATATTCATGTTAGACCGGAAGCGTGAAGCCATGCTGAAGCCTGCCCCAGCTTTAAATAATGAGTAAGCCCCGTCTGTCATATTTCTTACTATTGCCGTATCAATAAAATAACCGCCTAGCCATGTTCCCGTTAAAGTTAATTCAGGCTGACCGCCGAACCTACCAGAGCCAACTTCCAAACCTTGCCTGTAACCTGATATCTCACCAAGAGAGGTGCAATCATTATAATTAATACGGGCAAACTCAAAGGCATTAAACCCTGTTGCGTCTGTCAAGTCGTAAACTTGTGAGCCTGAGCCTGTGACCTCTATGGCATAATCTTTACCTAGTAGATTGCCAGACCCTCCCGCTGGAGACGTGAACATTGCATAGTTAATAGCGCTTGAAGTAAGTTTAGACACATCAAAATTGTATCCAGCTAAGTTCAATCCGCCCGCGGGGATTAGTATTGTTTGGCTTCCCATGTCCACAATGCCGTCAATAAAATATTCCTTTGTACTATCTAGCACCCCCGCCAAGTCTGCCGCTTCAGTAACCACAATACGATTAGATAAGCCTGTTGCCGGGTCAACTGTATTGGTTATCGTGATAACGTCAGCGTTCTTTGCTAGTGACATACCAGAGCCAGCAACAAGAGAGGCGATAACAGGCTGTGAGGCTGTTAAGTCACGGGTTAACGATGCGCCTGTTGCATCCTGTGAGACATTCCACTTTATAGATACGCCATTCTGAGCGCTAACCTGTGCGGTAATGCCTGCGCCTGATTCAATATTGCGTATATTATTAAAGCCTACCGTGGGCTGTTGTAATACGGGCGCACCTGTAGGACTTCCGGCTTGCTGAATAGTGCCAAAGCCATTAACTGAATTATAAATATCAGAATAGGAGAAATTAACGTTGGTCAAGCCACGCAGCCCGGTGATTAAATCGCCAGACGTGAAGCCTGCAACTGTAGGTAATTGACTTTCGCGCTTACTCGCCACTGGATGCTTCCTCTAAAAGAATTGAGCCGCCCTGCTCTGTTGTGAGCTCATCTTCTGGGCAGGGGTAGAAGTGACTAGAATTGAATGTATTATCATATTCATTGCCCGAGCCAATCGGTAAGGTGCAAGGAAGCGCTGTAGGCTGGATAAATACAGAAAGGTTGCGCATTGCCGCCTTGCCTTCTTTCGCGTTGATAGCGAGCGTCCCAGCAACAGGAATATCATAAGAAGTCGTTAAGCGTAGAGCCAGATTGAATATCAAGCCCTCGACTGCGCCAAGTGGAATGGTTATCGCGTCAGAGGCGTTTGCTACCTGAGTATATCCAAGAGAGATACCTTCAGCGTCAAACGTTGACATCATGCGATTCATATAACGAACGGCCGTTGCAAAATCAACGGCTTGAATGTCTTGCTCAGATGCCGCCACAAGTATTTCTTGCATCGTGTCATCTATCACGCTTTTTGCAGTTTCCACTATTTAGCCTTTTT